AGCGGAGACCTGTTCAAACAGATAGGCGGTTCCCTTGTGAAAGGTATCGGGGGATTGCTGAACACGGTGTCTTTCGGAGGTTTCAACAAACTGTTCGGCATCGGCGGAAACGCCAGGGAAGTGCAGGCGGCTATAGACCGCCTTACAGACCGGAACGAGAAACTGCAGACCTCCATTGAGGACCTGACCGATACCATCAAGGCAAGCAAGGGGACTAAATCGGTGGAAGCTTACCGGGATGCTTACAAATACCAGAAAGAAACGAATGCAAACTATCTGCAGATAGCAAAGGAACAGGCCCGCTACAGCGGAAGTCACCACAGCTGGAACTACTACTGGGGTGGTTTCAACCAAGCACAGATAGACAAACTGAGCGGACAGATTGGCCGCCAGTGGGACGGGAACCTGTGGAGCCTGAGCCCGGAGGAGATGAAGGCGCTGCGCAGCAACGTGGATATGTGGACGCAGATACAGAATACCGGTAAGGGCGGCTATGGCGGGCGACTGACCGAGAAGCTGGATGACTACATAGACCAGGCCGGCAAGCTGGAGGAACTGACCGACCAGCTGTATGAAGGGCTGACCGGTATTTCATTCGACGGTATGTACAGCAGCTTCATCGACAACCTGATGAACATGAAGTATGGCGCGAAGGATGCGGCAGAGGATATATCCGAGTACTTCATGCGGGCGATGCTGAGCAACAAGATCGGTGAGATGTACAGCGAAAAACTGAAGGGCTGGTGGGAGAAGTTCGGCAAGGCGATGGAGGACAACGAACTGACCGAAGCGGAACGGAACGCGCTGATGGAAGAGTACATGCAGTATGTGGACGAAGCCCTTGCCCTGCGTGACAACCTGGCGGCAGCCACCGGTTATGACAAGACGCAGCAGGGCGGTACGAGCCAAAGTGCGAAAGCGGGTGGCTTTACGGCCATGACGCAGGACCAGGGTACGAAGCTGGAGGGCATGTTCACCAGCGGGCTGCAGCACTGGAGCAGCATGGACAACCGGCTGGAAAGCGTGGTGGAGAAGATGGACACGGCCGAAGGCCACCTGGCCCGGATAGCCGAGAACACCGGTGTGAGCGCCGGACACCTGGGCGAACTGAAGGAAGTGATAAAGAAAATGATACGTGACGGACTAAAAGTGAAGTGATATGGGCAATATACTGAGCGGACTGGTGCTGGTGAACGGCACGGACATCTGGACGGAATACGGCGTGTTTCTGGTGGAAGACCGGCGCGGGGGCATGGAGAACCTGACGGCCATCCTGACCCCGAGCAAGGCCAAGAAGGATACGGCTGTGGACATACGGGAAGAGCACGGGGAAAAATACAGCCCCGTGCTGACCCCACGGAATGAAGCGCGTGACGTGACGCTGCATTTTGCGCTTTACAACAAGACCCAGGCAGGCTGGATGAAGCAGTACTTTGCCTTTGTGAATTTCCTGAAGCAAGGGAAGGACGGCTGGCTGGAGATCCGTTTCCCCCAGCTGGATCTGCAGCTGCGGGTGAAGTATGCCGACTGTACGAAGTTCACCCCGCTGACCTATCTGTGGACGGAAGGTGTGCATGCCGGAAAGTTCCGGGTAAAGTTCCGGGAACCGAAACCGATTATATAACCATTCAAACGCTATTAGAATATGCTTCTAACGATATATGATAAAGCCGGAACCAAGCGTGCGGATGTGGCCGTGAACGACAGCTCGACGCAAAGCAAGGAAGTGCAGGGAGACAATGTGCTTTCCCTGTCGTTCAGCTATTATGCCTTCCTGCCCCTGGACGTGAACGACTACACGGACTATCTGGGCGAACGGTACTGGCTGACGGAACGCTACACGCCGAAGCAGGTGAGCGAGGGTGAATGGGAGTATAACCTGAAGCTGTACGGTATCGAGAGCCTGATCAAGCGGTTCCTGGTGCTGGAGACGACGGACGGGGACACCAACCCCCTGTTTACCCTGACGGCCACGCCCCGCGAGCATGTGGCGATGGTGGTGAAGGCTATCAATGACGGCATGGGCCACATTACCGACTGGAAGGTGGGGCAGGTGGACGGTACCGATCTTATCGTGATCGACTATGAGGGCATGTACTGCGACCAGGCTCTGAAGGAGATCGCCGGCAAGGTGGGAGGCAAGGCCGAATGGTGGGTCGAGGGGCAGACGGTGAACGTGTGCCGTTGCGAGCACGGCGAGGAGATCACGTTGGGATACGGCAAGGGGCTGATCTCCCTGGAGCGGGATACGAGCAATACGGAGAAGTTCTATACGCGCCTTTTCCCGATCGGGAGCAGCCGGAACATCGACGCGGAGAAATACGGCAGCCCCCGTCTGATGCTCCCCGGAAAAAAGAAGTACGTGGAGGTGGGCGTGGACGAGTACGGTATCTATGACCATTACGAGCAGGCCGCCTTCAGCGGTATCTATCCCCGGCGGGTGGGCACGGTAAGCAGTGTGCGCAGTGAGGAGGTAAAGGACGAGGAAGGGAAGACCTTTACCGTCTATTACTTCAAGGACGGAGGGATGGATTTCGATCCTAACGATTACGAGCTGGTCGGTGAGACGAAACGCGTCTCCTTCCAGAGCGGCGACCTTTCCGGGCTGGGGGAGGGGGACGACCATTATTTCGAGGTGAACTTCGACAGCGCCACCCGTGAGTTCGAGATCATCACGATCTGGCCTTATGGCGACGACACGCAGCTTCCGGGCGGCAAGCTCGTTCCGAAGGCAGGGGATACCTATATCCTTTGGAACGTCCGGATGCCGGATGAATATTACCCTCTGGCAGAGGAGGAATTCCGGAAAGCCGTCGATGACTATAACAAGGAATATTGGCTGGACATCGCCTCTTACAAGGCTCCGACCGATCACGTATGGATCGAAGAGCAGGGAGTCGATTTGTTTGTCGGCCGGCGTGTGCGCTTGGAGAGTGCCGAGTATTTCCCCAAGGACGGCTACCGCAGGAGCCGCATTACGAAGATCACCCGTAAGGTAAACCTTCCCGGGGAGATGGACCTGGAGATCAGCGACGCCCTGCAGGTGTCCAAGTTTGACAGGGTGAACGACAGCATCGTGGAACTGAAAAGTTATACGAAGGATAAGGTCGGTAGCGCAGCCCTTCCCGATATTATCCGGAGCTTCGATAATACGCTGCCGACCGACAACAATCTTTACTCGGCAAAAAGAAGTCAAAGGGAATTCCTGAGCAAACACCGTCGGGATACCGCGGCCGAGGTGATCGGTTTTCTGAAAGGGGCTTGTTTTGGGGATTACAAGGCCGGTGAATCCGGAGGTAATGTTGATGGCGAAGGTAATGCCGAGTTTCTGACGGCTGTTATCCGGGAATTGCTCCGCAGTACCCGTTTCGTAGACGGCATGTTCGGCGAGGGCTGGCAGCTATGGATAGATAAAATAACGGGACTCAGTAACCTAACAATAGACAAGGCGACCATCCGGCAGACGTTGGTAGCCCTGGAACTGCTCATAGAAACGGTTCGCAGTGTAAGAGGTCAGCTGGTTGTTTCCGCCGCCAACGGCAAGATCAAGACCGTGACCAGGGAGGGCAACAATTACCGTATCACCTTTGAGCAGGAGAACACATTCGTGGCGCACGACCTGATGCGCTGTGCCGTTTTTACGGGGGCGGAGATTCGGGGTTACTGGGTGGAAGTGTCGGAAGGCGACACGGAAGGGATAACGGTACCCCAGAGGGAGTTTGGCGGGATGGAACCGAAGGCGGGTGATGAGTGCGTGTTGATGGGTAACACGGAAAACCCGCTCCGGCAGAACCTGATCAGCATATCGGCCACCGAGGACGGGCAGCCACGTGTTGACATACTGGATGGCGTGAATGCGAAAAACTTCAACGGCTGTTTGCGCTGCCGGGTGGGTAATCTCGACGGTATCAAGGACAGCGCTTTCCCGGCGAATAGCCAACCACACGGGAACGGTCTCTATGGCGACAACGTATATTTGAAAGGTACGTTCGTCCTCATGACCGGCGAGGATATCCTGACGAAATTTGAAATTACGGAGGGTAAGATACAATCAGCCGTGGAGGGTCTGCGTGACGAGGTGAGGGAGGAGCAGAGCTTTTTCGATAACACCACGTTTACCGAGGGGATGAGTAAATGGATAAGTGGGTACAAGGCCGCGTTCCTGACTTTCGGCGGCAAGTGGATTCTTGCCGGTAACAAACTGTTAGCATCGAGCGAGAACGGCAACGTGGAGGTCGTAAAGACCGGCAAGGTTCCTTACGTCAGGATAACGAACAGTTATATCATGCAGAAGAACGGGGATTTCCGCACGATTCCCGATTTCAAGGAGTTGAACGGGGACGGGCTTCGCATTCCGGGCTATGTCTACCTGTCCTTCCATTACAAGGTGATCGAGGCCGGACACCTGCGTATCGAGTTTGTCAATTCCAACAAGAACGGATACGAGAATTTCAACATGTTCGCTTACGACGGTGATTTGCCGGTCGGTGGGGAGAAGGTATTCAACCATTCCGGGCTGTGGAACGGGACCGGTGACTTCAAGCTGTCGTTCACGGGTGTTATCCAAGTGTCCTTGTTGGTGTTCTCGACAGACCGGACGGATGCCCTGGCGTACAAGTATGCCACGTTCTTCGACCAGTCGGAGAAGATGATCCGAATCGCGGCGGCGAATTTCGATAAGGACGGCAATGTGCTGGAGGCATCCTCCATTATCACGACGGCCAAATATAACAGGCTGATTTCTGTCCATTTCGATGAGAACGGGGAATTGCGGAATAAATCCGGGTTGGTGACTACCGCCAATTTTTCCAAGCTGTTCGCTGAGGGCGTTACAAGCAACGGGCTTGTAAAGAAGGCGGAACTGAATGTCTATGTCAAGCGTGACGAGTTCGGCAATCTTGTTTCCGGTGTTACCATTAAAGCCGACCAAATCAAACTGGAGGGGCTTGTTACGGCTAACGGCTATTTCAAGGTCCTCACGGACGGGAGTATCGAGACCCGGAACGCGAACATCAGCGGTACTGTCAAGGCGAGCGGCGGTAAGATCGGCGGCTTTACCATCGATTCCGGCCGTCTGTATTGGAAGAGCCGCGATTATTTCGGAAACGATTCCCGGAGTTTGAAACTGGGAGTCTCGAGTTCCTCGACGGAGGGGATCGTGGACGTGGCCTTCAATGGCGCTACCAGTGGTCGGTTTGGCGTAAAATCAGTCGGGGCGACATCCGGTGGGGCCGCTATATACGCATCGATAGGCTCCTTAACCTATCCGGCCAGCGGTATGACCTATGCCGGGTTCTTTGTGGGTCCGGTAGATGTAAGGGATACCGGTAGCGGATTGACAAGTGATGTTTGTGCGTCGAAAGGGTTCCGGTACATCAAGAGCCGCAATTCCGACGGTACATACGTGTATAACGAGGGTGTGAACTGGGGGGATGGTGCCGCCCAGAATCCCGACCTTGACAAAATAAGACTTATTGTGAGGGGCGGCATCATTGTCGGCTATACAGGGGAATAAACATTTAAAACCAAAGAGATATGAAAGTTGACTTAAACAGGAGATTCAGGGGCTTTGACGGAAACGAGCTTGGCGGCGACAACATCGCCACCGCCGTGGCGGAGGCCCTGTTCAATTACGGAAAAGACAAACCGGTAGGCCGTGATGAGAAGTTCAAGGCTTACGTCCTGTGCCAGCGTATCATCCAGGGCGGTGGAATCCTGGAGATCACCACCGAGGAGGGTACGCTTATCAAGGAGGTATGCGGCGAGAGCCTGACGGCCGGCGGTTACGGCCAGGTTTATGAACTGATAGAGGGAGGGGTTTGATATGGCACTGACAGAATCGGATATCGCCCAGGTTTTGGAGGCGGTCAAGGCGGAATCGAAGAGTGTCGAATCCCTTGAGACGGTCGGCTCGCTGAGCGGGGTCAAATCCCTGCCGGGACAGAAAGGTGACAAACTGGTGAACGTCCCGATCACCTTATTGAGCAAGCCAGCCGATGACGCGGCGGCCCGGGCGATCAAGGCCGCTGAAAGGGTGGAGGGATTGGCTCCCGAAATGGAAGCGGCCACCCAGGAGACAAAAAAGGCCATTCAAACGGCGGGTGAATCGGCGGCAAAGGCGGAGGCGGCCGCGAAGAAGGCCGAGGATGCGATAGCCCAAGGCTACAAACATAAGGAGATGAGTGAGGAGGAGTTTGAAAGTCTCCCGGAAAAGGACGGCAAGACCATTTACCTGATTTACGAGGAGGAATAGGTATGATAAGTGTTGGAAATAAAGAGGTGACAGCCA